ATGCCTCCCTCACCATAGAGGCTTGAAAATAAGTATCTGTAGATGCCCCACTAAGAGCTACAGAAGTTCCAATTACATAGGTATAAAGCTCTAAGTAATCTGTTGAGCCATTTAAATATATAAGGGGACTTACAGTTACTTTTCCACCAGAGTTTGTTGTTCTATTTCCACCTTTAAACAATGAACCATTTTTATAAATTACAACATTTTGATATGTTGTTGCGGCACTTCCACTTGTATCAACACACCCACTAACTTGATAATAACCAGCTACAGTTGGAGTAAATCTATAATTTGTTGTTGCATCATAATTTGTATTTGTATCAAATTCTTTTGTATTACAAGTTACTTTTGTATATACACCAGACGATATACTTTGATTGCTTGATAAATAAGCACTAAACGCTGGCCCTGCACCAAAAGCAGTATTTTGAATAGTTCCGTCAGGAAAAGTTACTGCTGGATTTGTTCCGCCTAATGTAAGTGACATTATTTAGCTCCTAATTGTGCTTCTAAAGCAGTTACTTTAGCGTTTAGTTCTTTAATTGATGCAACAAGAAGTGGAATAACATCGGTATATTGAACACCTAAATATTCAACATCAGAATCTAAATCTTTTTTAGAATTAACAGCTTCAGGCAAAACTGCTTGAACATCTTGAGCAATTAGAAATGAACGACTAATTCCTTCTTTGTCAGTCTTATATCGGCCTGTAACAGAACGCAAAGTAGACACTTTATTTAAAGCATCAACAATAGGAATTAAATCTGTTTTTAAACGCTCATCAGAGTTTGCAGACCATGATGTTGACCCACCAGTTAAATAAACACCAGTATTGCTATTATATGAAACATAATATGTTCCACCGTCTGTGGAATATGGGCCGAATCCCCATAGTTTACCTGCTTGAGTCTGTGCAGAAAATTTATGTCCAGTAAGTGCGCTTGTAGTACCAACTAACAAATTACCACTAGAGTCAATACGCATTGCTTCTGTGCCATTAATTTGTGCAATTAAAGGTGCAGTAGATGCAGCAGAATTGAATGTTGTTGTTTGTGCTGCACTAATAGTAACAGCAGTAGTGCCATTATTAGTTTGTAATGCAAGGCTTCCTGAAGTATCACCAGTAATGGCAACGCCACCACCACTAGTTAATGCGTTAATAGTAGATGCCATTATGCTAATTCCTTATCTGTTGGTGCATTAGGATTAGAAATTACTTGTCCATTTTGTAAAATATATAAACCGCTTAATAATTGGTCATATTCACTATTAGATAATTCAATAGAATTTTCAGGCAGAGAATAATTATCTTCACGAATTTCTGTAATACCATCTTTTCGAATAATTGCGTATTTCATTATCTAACCCTTCTTGCACGAATAACGCCATAAGCACTAGCCGTACTGACAGCAAAAGAAACTCTTGTAACTAAATAAATTGTTGTTGTTGATGCTAAAGAAAATCTTGTTAATGGAGCAGAACTTATAAAATCAACTGTATTTGCAATATTTGTATTGGTTGTTATGCCATTCATTTGACCTAAAGAACCAGCTGCGGCAGATGTTGTGGACATACCATAATTCATATAAGCAATAGTAGTAGTTGCACCAGTTGTTATACCAACAATTCCAGTTACATCCCAATCACCAGCAGTCAAACTAATGCTTGTAATATTTGCATAGGTTGCAGATGTTAATGAAACAGGAGCTCCAGAAGAAACACTAGCAGAAATATATTCTCCAACTTGCCCAGCAGAAGCAGAATCATTCGTTGTAGTGCCATTGCCAATTAATTGACTAGTAGAAACTAAAATGTTTCCTGTAACTGCTGGAAGCGTAATGGTATTAGTACCAGATACGGCTGGTGCAGCTAATGTAATAGCACCACTTGTATCGCCTGAAATTACGACTGCACTCATATATTTTCCTTATAAAACTACCCAGCGTTTGCCGCTAGGAACAGTAACAGTTACGCCTGAATTAATGGTAATAGGGCCTACGCTTTCAGCGTTTTTACCTGTAGAAAGTGTATAGGTAGTAGTTACAGTTGTGCTATTTTCCACAAATACTGTATCACCACCACCGCCTGTTGCACCACCGCCTAATTGACCCCAAGCGTTTGAATAGCCTTCAAATTGACTTGTGGAATTGTTATAACGGATCATTCCTTGAGTTGGCGTTCCGCTTCTTTGAACAGTAGTTCCTACTGGAACAGTAATTTGACCAGTTCCACCAAAAACAAGGCTATTTGTAGGGCTAAATACTGCACCGGTGAGGGTAGAAGTGCCTGTAGCAACAATATTGACTAATTGAGCGTTATTGTTTAAATCTTGATATAAAAGAGTGCCGTTTGCTGATGGCAAAGTAAAGTTTGTGTTTACTGTTGCGTTAAACGCAGTAATCGTTAATGAACCGCCAGCAGGTGTTTGAAATACTAATTGACTCATAATTTATCCTTACAATACTACCCAGCGACTGCCGCTTGGCACAGTTACAGTTTGTCCACTAGATACGGATACAGGGCCAGTTGAATGTGCTCCATAACCACTAGGGATTGAGTAACTTGCTGCAATAGTCATATTATTAACGATAATGCCATTTGAAGCAATCACTTCTGCTGCTGTAACTGTTCCTGTAGCACTTACAGATGTTGCGGATGCCACGCCCAAAGCAGGGGTTACTAAAGTAGGACTTGTATTTAATACGTTGCTGCCTGAGCCTGTTGAAGTTGTAACTCCTGTACCGCCATTGGCTACGTTTAGTGTTCCTGATAAGGTAATTGCACCAGTTGTAGCTGTGCTAGGAGTAAAGCCTGTAGTTCCTGCGCTAAATGATGTTACACCACCTGTTGAGGCTTGCCAGCTTGCTGTTGTGCCATTAGAAGTTAAAACATAGCCAGATGTACCAATAGCCAGGCGAGTAGCACTATTTGTGCCGTTTCCAATGATTAAATCGCCTGTTGAAGTGATTGGCGATAAAGCATTGAAAGCCGCAGAAGCAGTAGTTTGACCTGTGCCACCATTGGCAATAGCGACTGTGCCTGTGACATTAGAGGCTGTGCCTGTCGTATTTTGGTTCAGCGTAGGAATATCTGCTGCAACAATCGCTCTAAATGTTGGTGCGCCAGCCGAGCCGTTAGGAGCAGCTAAGAAGTAATTAGCAGTCTTTGAAGCATACGGATTTTGAGTATCGCCATAACCTGATGCCAAGCTAATTGCAGGAGTTTGCCCACCGCTTGAAACTACAGGGCTTGTACCAGTAACGCTAGTGACTACACCAGTTAAATTTGCACCTGAACCACTAAACGAGGTAGCAGCCAATACACCTGTGCTAGGCGTGTAATTTAGTTTTGTAGAGCTAGTGTATTCAGTTGTCGCTGTACCACTTGTGATACGGGCAAATAATGGGTAATAAGCAGTAGCAGAGCTTGTATCGTCTGCAATCGTTACACCAGTTACTGTAGAGGCAATCGTAATCGAGCCTGAACCATTAGTAATAGAAATGCCTGAACCAGCAGTTAATGTAGATTTAACTAAAGTGCTGCCCGATGTGCTACCAATGAGAATTTGACCATCAGTATAAGTTGTTTGTCCTGTGCCGCCATAAGCTGTACCAATCGTAGTAGCGTTCCAAATACCTGCTGTGAGCGTTCCTACGCCTGTAATGCCTGTATAAGAGCCTGATACATAAGATGAGCCGATAGTGCCAGAGCTAATATTTGAAGCGTTTAAACTTGTTAATGATGCGCCTGAGCCGCTAAATGCGGTTGAGGTAAAAACACCCGTAGAAGGGTTATATTGAAGCTTTGTAGAGCTTGTATATTCCGTTGATAGGCTTCCGCTTGTTTGGTTAGCGAACAAAGGATAACGAGTGCTATTTGTAGTGGTGTCATCGGTTACTGTCGCATAACTTACAGGGGTTGCCCAAGTCGGTGCGCCTGTGCCATTAGATTGTAAAAATTGCCCCGATGTGCCTACTGCGCTAATTGCTAATGCAGATGCGCCCGAATAAACAATTCCACCAGCACTTGCTGTTAAATTAGCACCTGTACCGCCATTGGCAAGGGATACTTGACCTACAATATTGCCAGCTTGAACCGATAAATTGCTTTTATTAACATAAATTGATCCAGTTGATGAATTTACATAAGCCACAGTACCAAGCTTGATTGCATAACCTGTTGGCGGAATGGTGTTTTGATAAAAACCAGCAGAATAAGGGGATAAATAGAGCGTATCGCCTACTGTATAACTGCCTGTATTAAGACCTTGAATTAAACCAATAGTAGTTACATAACCAGCCGTTCCTGTAGGAATAGCTTGATTAGCAAGACCAATGACGTTAGCTGTTGTTAAGCTATTAGCAATAGCCAAAGCTACGTTTGGATAGGTGTAACCGCTACTGGTTGATGTTATATAGACAGGCTGACCAATATTAATTGTAGAGCCTGTGTTGTTATAGACCTTTAATTGGATTTCTTCACCAATATGCAGGGTATTGTTTGTAACATCGTTGTAATACGCTAATGAATTTACTGTGCTGTCATACCATAAGCGACCAGCGTTATAACTTGGCGCAGAACTAGCAGTATATGTTTCATAGCTAGAAATCGTAGGCGTAGCCATTGTTACGCTAGTAAGCGTTGATGCTGTTGCGCCTAATGCGATATTAGTAGTGCCAATCGTAATGCTTGAATTGGTCAAAGCCCCATTCGGAATAGAGCTAAAGTTTGTACCTACAAGGCTTGGGCTAGTAGTCCATGCTAAACCGCTATTGCTTTGCAATACGCCTGTACCAGACGCTAAGAATGTCGTAGTGCTTGCAGCAGACTGATAAGGCAAACTATACGCTGCGCCACCAGCTAGGTTTGTAGCAGTTGTAGCTGTTGTAGCGGTAGAAGCTGATCCTGCAGTTGTAGCGAATGTTGCAGTTGCAGCATTTCCACCAATATTTAATGATGCGGCTGTTCCGGTAAGGCCGCTACCTGATCCACTAAAAGAAGAAGTAGCAGTAATAGTAGTACCAGTAATTGCGGCAGCAGTAGAGCCGCCAATAGTTGTAGCATTTATTGACCCTCCTGTTATTGCTACGCTGTTAGCATTTTGCGTTGACATTGTGCCAAGACCGCTAACTTGCGTGTTGGCAATAGCAATAGAAGTCGTTGTTGCGCTAGTAATTTGACCTTGAGCGTTTACTGCAATGACAGGAACTGCACTTGCAGAACCATAAGTATTAGCTGATACGCCTGTATTGGTAATGCTAAATGTATTAGAACTAAGGGTTAACCCTGTACCAGCAAAATAAGTGCTATTGGCTGCAAACTGAACCCAAGGCATTGCGGTGACATTGATAGTCCCAGTTTGGGATGCAACGCAAACCCATCCTGTGTCTTGCTGACCACCATTAAGGATAACTGTATATGCGCCTGGCACTTCTGACCAGACATCCATATCGACAGCACGAGTCCATGTGCCTGTAGATGCGATATATATGCCGTTAAACTGGCTAAATGACTGATTCTTGACGAGAACACGATCACCAGCTAGGGTAGTGTACCCATCAATCGTTTGTAGCCCTGAGAGCGTTATATTGGCTGTTGTAGCGACTAAACAAGCCGCTTTAGGGCCAAGTCCTTGAGCTACAGTATCAACATAAAACTTATTAGCAATATCAATATTATTGCTAGGTGTAGTGCTGATCTGACCTGTCGTTGCTGATACATTAGTAAAAATACCTGTAGATGGTGTTGTAGCACCAATCGTAGTGCTATCAATCGTACTATTGGTAATGGTTAACCCTGATTGAACAGGGTTAGTTGTAGCATAAAAAGGCTGACCTTGACCTATAAAGGTTTGAAAATTCCCTTGTAGGTCAAAGTAAGCCTGAACAGGCAGTAAATTCTGCGTTACAGAATCATTAACAGCCATAATTGGCCTTTATTAGTTTTGGTCAACCATTGGCATTACATATAGTGTGCCGCTTGTTCCAACTGCTGTAATCGCAAAACTTGGTGGTACAGCAATCACAGTAGGCTGGGACATAGTTACGCCCAAAACAAAACTTTGACTGCTTGTGCCACCTGTAGGCAATACGGCTGCTGGTGCTGTTGTCGATGTTCCTGCAATCGCAGGAGCAATCGTAATAGCAATCGGATTAGCACCGGTATTTAAAAACCCACAGAAGTTTGGCTGGTCATTACCTGATGGGGTAATGGTTACAGAAGTAGAAGAAGTGCCACTAACAGTAATAGCCGTTGTAGGGCCTACAAAACGATATGCTGATACGTTAGCCATTTTTTATCCTTAAGCAGCGTTTACTGGTGCTGAACCTTCAAAACGAACAATTTGGAACTCATAAACACCAGCGGCAGGAGTTGCTGCGCTAACTGAGCAATTACCAAATTGAATAGTCAAAACACCAGCAGTTAAGCAATCAGTTTCAGCAATAAAGATACCAGCTGTTTGATTGGCGATATAACCACCTGTAGAGATAAAGTCAGTAGTCAATAGACCTGGTACGTTAAATGTCTGCACAGCAGTAGTAGAAGCTGCTACTTGGGCTGGAGTGATGGATGGAGCGATATAGAACGTAGAAATTGCGTTTCCACGAGCGATTGTTGTTGATGGCATATTTTTTCCTTTGCAAAGGGGAGTAGTGTGGTAATTCTACAACGATTATATAAGAAATTAAAAGAAAAAACCCACCTTTTTAGGGGTGGGCTTTCTCAATTTACTACGATATTACGACTTCAATAGACCTAATGCCTTCAATGCAGTAACGATGTCACCGATTGTGTAAGCAGTAGTTCCTGATGCGCCTGGGAAGCTAGTATTGGTGTAAACAGCAGTTGTAGAACCAGCAGTCGTAGTAGTTGTGTTAGCTACGGCTGTAGGTTGTGTTACTGGAGTTGCGCCAAAGAAAGCCAAAGGGCTGTTTGCTGCAATATAAACGCCATCAGTAGAGTCACCATTAAATAGATAGTGAGCTGTAACTGTGGTTGATGGGCCTGGATTTGCCATGATAATTTTCCTTTAAAGTTAAGTTAATTAAGCTGCAACACGGCAAGCGAGTTCAGGATACAAGTTAGCCCAACCATACAAGACGTCTAAACGAGTAGGAATAGAGTCGTTGTTAATGGTGTATTGACGAACTACACGCATTGACAGACCGATTTCCTTGTCGCTTGCACGACCAGCAAAGTGAACACCCTCTGGCAACTCAAGGTCGGCTACTGCTAGAGTAAACGCATTGCGGTGCATGATGATGTTTTGTGGGGAAACAGTACCAGAGCTATTAAAGAAGCTAACAGCAGCAGTTGCTGAAGTAGAAGGGATAGATACGTTCTGGAACTGACCAGCAGTAATAACCGCAGGGCTTACGTTAACAGTAATCGTGCTACCTGAACCACTAACAGCAGTATTAACAACAAAGTTGCGTAGCTTGTTTGAACCATAAGCCTGACGATTTTGTGGGTTAACTGCATAAACGCCAGCGATTGTGAATGTATCGCCTTGGTTTAATGAAACACCATTGGTCAATGTCAAAGTGATGTTTGAGCTTGATGCCCAACCACTTGTCAAGAAACCAGTAGCAGTTGTAGTTGCTACAGTAGCTGTACCAGCAAAAGAACCGAATGTATGTGCTACAACGTTCTGATCCATCTTCCAGTTCATACCAGCAGAGTCACGACCCATCAAGCCTTTACGATACTGTTCGCCAATAGCTTCTTGTGGCACAAATAGGCCTTTCAAGCTGTCAACGATAGTAGCGGAAGTAAACGGCTCAACGATACATGATCTACGACCATCACGAGGTGCGCCTTCAGAATCAAGGTAAGCAGCAGCAGTCAGGTAAGTAATCAGACCTGTTGGGGGTGTACCAGCAGTACCTACGATGTTGTAAGTATTGTTAGCAGCTTGCAATGTACCATCACGATCAATCTTGTTCGCAATAGCGGCAACAGCAGGCTTCAAAACACGATCAGAGAACATATCAAGGCTTAACGCCAAGTCTTGGGTTGTGAATTGTGTCATTCTGTTACCCCTACGTTGTTCTGTAGTGGAGCTTCCGCTTCAGGTCGCTCTCATCGGTTTCTTGTTAAGTTATACCAATGTTCAGACTATCGCATCCCATTTCAGGGTTTCTTCACTT